TAATTTCAGAAATGCTTTGGTTGAATTGCTTGGCGAAGAAGCCGCCGAATCTACTCTAGCCACACAACTAGAAGCAATCTTTGAAGCAGCCGTACAAGAAAAAGTTACTGCTGAAGTTTCAAAGACTGTCGTTTCACTAGATGAGGGTGTCAAGAATTATCTTGAAAACGTCACCAACAATCTAGTCGAAAAGGTTGATGACTATCTAGACTATGTCGTTGAAGAGTGGATGCAAGAAAATGCTGTTGCCGTTGAACAAGGTATCAAGACACAAATTGCTGAAAACTTCATCACAGGTCTCAAGAACCTCTTTGAAAACCACTACATTGATGTTCCAGCAGAGAAGTACAATGCTCTTGATGAACTCTACTCCCACAATGTTGAACTCGCAGATCACCTAAACAAGGCTCTAAACGAGAACATCAACATTCGTAAGGAAATGGCTCTAACAGAGTGTGCTGGAATCTTTGTTGCTGAAACAAAAGATCTTGCAGATACACAAGTTGCCAAACTTCAATCTCTAATGGAAAACGTGGCATTTGCCACCCCAGAAGAGTACCATGAAAAATTGGTAACAATCAAAGAAAATTATCTAAATTCTTCACAACCTGTTGCTCGTCCAACTCGCGTTGTACAACAACAAATCAATGAAGAAATGACCTTCTCACCAGTGATTCCCTCCGAAAACAGCACTGTTGAGAACTACGCCTCTGTTATCGGAAAACTCAACAAGAAACTCTAAAAGGAAAATATCCTAAATAATTTTAACTCACAGGAGATACTAAAAAAATGAACTTTCAAGACAACACCCCCTATGACATCCTAACTGAGAAGTGGAATCCAGTTCTCAGCCACGATGCTCTTCCCGTCATCGAAGATGACTATCGTAAAAAGGTCACAGCCGTCCTTCTTGAGAACCAAGAACAAGCAATTCGTTCTCAACACCTCACAGAAGATATGACCTCAAACAATCTAGGCATGCCAACAGACTTCACCAACAGCGGTAGAGTTGCTGGTTATGACCCAGTTCTCATCAGCCTAGTTCGTCGTGCTATGCCAAACCTCATGGCCTACGACATCTGCGGCGTACAACCAATGACAGCCCCAACCGGCTTGATCTTTGCAATGCGCGCTAACTACGGTGGTTGCTTGTATACAAGCGTAACAAACTATGCAGAAGCCATGTTCCAAGAGCCACAACCTGGCTTCGGTGGTTCAGGATATGCATTGCCAGCCGGAACAACATCCTTCAAGGGCTTCAGCGCTGGTTACGGTCTCTGCGCTGGTGGTTCTTACCAAGGTGGCACATATAACAACCCAGCTTACCTCAGACAAATCAGTGCTGCTGAGTTCTCAAGCTTCCGTGGTATGTTGACCAGTTCTGGTGAAGGTCTTGGTGCTGGTTCAGCCCCATATAATAACTTCAACCAAATGGCTTTCTCAATTGATCGCGTTGCTGTACAAGCTCGTACACGTGCTCTATCCAGCAACTACACAATTGAATTGGCTCAAGACCTCAAGGCTGTTCACGGTCTAGACGCTGAAGCCGAACTCGCTAACCTCCTCAGCACAGAAATTCTTGCTGAAATTAACCGCGAGTTGGTTCGTACAGTTTACTACGTTGCACGTCAAGGATCAACACAATATGACCTAAATGGTGCTGGTGTTTACGACCTAAACATCGACTCAGATGGTCGTTGGTCTGCCGAAAGATTCCGTGGCCTCACTTTCCAAATCGAAAGAGAGTGCAACGCAATCGCTAAGGAAACCCGCCGTGGTAAGGGTAACTTCATCATCTGTGATAGCGACACTGCTGCTGCTCTAGCCATGTCTGGCTTCATGAGCCTCAGCCCCGGTATCGCTCCACAAATCAATGGTGATGACACTCAATCCACCTTTGCTGGTGTTCTAAACGGCAAGATTCGCGTCTACATCGATCCATATAGCGCACTTGGAGTTAACTTCTTCTGCGCTGGATATAAGGGCGAGTCTCCATACGATGCTGGTCTCTTCTACTGCCCATACGTACCGCTACAAATGGTACGTGCAGTTGATCCAGCCACTTTCCAACCACGCATTGGATTCAAGACACGTTATGGTGTTGTTGCTAACCCATACGTATTGAACCCCACTGCTGCAAACGGTCCAGTACCAGATGGCGAAAACCTCACCGCAGGTCTCAACCAATACTACCGTTTGACAAGAGTGCTCAACCTCCACGGCAACACCTTCGCTTACTGATAGGTAACCGTGTGCTAAACACGAAACCCTCCCGAGAAATCGGGAGGGTTTTCTTTTTACTATAAATATTTTTATGACAGTCAATCCCTGCCAAGACAATACCAATCTTCTTTACGGTAATTATTTTCAACTTAAAATTTTAAGGGGAACAAAAGTTTTAGAGCTAATGGTAACTAAAACTAATTTGCCAGGTCTTTCTATACCAGATCAAGCACAACCAACTATATTTGGAACTACCATTCCTGTTCCAACAATGGTAGCACAGTTTGATCCTTTAAGTGTAGAATTTTTAGTTGATAGTAATCTAACAAACTGGAAAAGTATTTACTCTTGGATGCGCAATATAACCAATATTAAAGATTCAACATCAAACAATTTAGATTATCAAGATTGGCATTACACGGCAACTTTAATAATACCACCATCACTCTATAAATATGAAACATGTGATCCAATATTAACAGTTACTTTTGAAAATGTAATTCCAATAAAATTAAGTGGCGTAGTATTTCAATCTGATGTCAATGACGCACCACATGTAAAGGCATCTTGTATTTTTAAATATTCTTATTATACACTTAGCCCGGATGCACCAAACGATTTGTCATGAAAGATAGTCGTTGGGGTTATCCGACCAGCCTTCTGCTGTATTTGGGTTTGCCTCGGGATTGTAAGGAAGTTTAAACCCTTCATTCTTTGGTTTCTTCTTTTTCTTGGGTTTTGGGGTTTCTTCTTCTTCCTCTTCATCATCTTCAAATTCAAGAACCTCAACACCTTCATAGTTTTCAATAAGTTCATTTACAAATTCAACAAAGTCTGCATTGTTAAACAATTCATTTAAAAGTTCTAATCCGTGTCTTTCTTCTTGTGCTGCAGAGTCTTCACCAGCAGAACTTATTATCATTTTTGGGTTTTGACGCATATATTCACAATAAGTCAAATACATTAATCTAAGTTCATCATTTGGTTTGCCAATGAACACCGTAGCACTATGTGGTATCGAAACTTTGTAACCACTTACAGAAGCTGCATAGTTGCTTAATTTAACAAATTCCGTCATTCCTTCTGGGCCTTTTCCATAATGCACATCTATTCTTGCTGGAAAAGATAATTCATAAGAAAAATTAATATCGTTAACTAATATTCCAACTATTTCTTCACCTGTTACCAATTTGATAACGTGAATAACTTCTGAAGAAATACTGTCGGACTCGTCGGACATACAATGTCCTCCTTTAAACTATTTATCTTCAGAGAGGTTTTTAAAGGTCATCGCATGAATTGTATGATCAAATTTTTCTTTTTTGTAAATCTTAACACGTTCTTCAAAGTGCCTAAAGATATGATTCTTATGTGACTTCCAGCAAAGATCATCAACAATGTCATATACTTTAAGATTTTTCTTTTTTGCAGAGACTCTGAGCCCACGACCAATGCTTTGCAAAAGTCTTATAATCGATTTAGTAGGTGAAGCAAAAATAATATTGTCAAGATTGACAATGTTGATGCCAGTGCTAGTCGTACCAAAACTGGCAACCAAAATGGCATTGGTTTCTCTGTCGATAACTTTACGGATATACTCTCTTGATTCTGCTTCTGTTTTTCCGTGTATGAGATATATTTTGCGATCCGTTCCCGCTGCTTCCAAGAGAGCTGCGAGTGGTTTCCCGTGGTCTTCGACGTAATTAAAGAGGATAAGGGTATTCCCTTTGGTGCGCAATGCGAGTTCTTTGATGAATTCGTTTCGTTGCCCATTCGTTACGATCCATTTCAATTCATCTATGTATTTTTGTTTTTTGATGAATTGACGCTCTTCGTCATTATATTTAAGAATTATACAATCTATACCAAGTTTGGCCAACAACCCTTTGTTCATTAGCCCCTTAGTTTGTATAAACTGCACAGCAGGTCCTAGGATGCCTTCTATGCTCAGTCTGTGTGCTTGCGCCTGATCTAGGGTTCCAGTTGTTCCGATGCGAAACCAAGCCTTTGAGAGCTTCTGTCCTATGAAGTTGATAGACTCCGCTTTGGCTTGATGACATTCATCAAAAAATACAACATCGAATTGATCGAACCAAATTTTGGGAAGTTTGTATATTGACTGCCAAGTAGAAACAATAATTTGTTTCTTTGTTTCTTTATCTACACCAGCAGAAATTTTATGTATATTTTTGGTTGAAGACCAAGATTTATCTAACTTTGAATAATCAAAAAAATCAGATTCCATTTGAGTCACAAGACCCACCGTTGGCACCAGGATTAAAATTTTCCGATCTGATTTTAATACGGATTGAAGAAACCGAACCAAGGCGTATATGATCAAACTTTTGCCCGAACCAGTAGGAGAAATCAGCACGCATCTGTGATGATTCAAAGCATGTAGTATAGCCTTTTGCTGATGATCGTGCATTTTCACTGCTTGTCCCTTCACGGAAACCTGCAATGAATCGTAGAACTGTGAAAGTTTCTCCTCCGTTATGCATAGAGGATTTTTATTCTCCTTTATATTTATGGAGTATCCACGATCTTCGCAAAACTTGTTTAAGTATGTTTTTAAACCTCTTGGAAGGGTTGAAGAAAGTATATCAAACAGTCGAATCTTACCATCCCATATTCTTTTTTTAAACATGGGCATGTATTGTGCACCCGGAACCATAAATGAAAAATAGTCCCTGAGTTCTTGTTTTAGTGCTTTTTCTGTTTTGATGTAGTAACGAACTTCATCAATAGATTCAACTTCAATGTCCACATAATATTTAGACTATACCGTTCATCATTTTTTGCCAATCAATAGCAGATTTAATCATAAAGTTTCTGTTATTAACTGATTTTAAAAACTCTTCAACCATTTTAATTTTGGTTTCTGACAAAGCAATTTTGAGTTTAAGATCCG